TTTATGTACTGCTCAATATAAAATAGATCATCTTGTTAAAGCATTGAACGAAGATGATTAATAAACAATATCATATTATCAAGGATGCTCTTCCTGATGAGCTATGTGATCATCTTATTGTAGATAATTTTATATACAATAAAGATAATAAACTTAAAGTAATACCAAGTAATACTGATAGTATACTAAGTAATACTAAGATGAGTGTAGAAATGGTAGCTCATCCTTGTAAGTCTGACCTTGGTAAATTTTTTAAGCAGAATGCACGAACAACAAACAAAGAATGTGATTGGCATTTCCATCTAGATAGAATTGAGAGCATACAGTTACTAAAACTAAAGGAAGGAAGTTCCTATCCCTTTCATATGGATCTAACTAAACCTAGAAGGGGAAGGGGATTTCATCAGAAGCAACGTAAGCTTAGTTGTATCCTCGCACTTAATAATCCTTCGGAATATATAGGAGGAGATTTTAAACTACAGGATATCAACACAAGCAAGGTAAATAACATTCAATCTCAGTTAACAAAAGGATCTTTATTAATCTTCCCATCTTTTATCCCCCATTCTATGGAGGAGATAGAAAATGGACAAAGATATACTATAGTCTCTTGGATAGAAGGGTTATCATTTAGATAAACACTATCATGACAAAAAATATATGCATAGCGACAGGAGGATTTGATCCTCTACATTCAGGACATATCTCTTATTTAAAAGCTTGTGCTAAATTAGGAGATAAACTTATTGTTGGACTTAATTCAGATGAATGGTTAATAAGAAAGAAAGGAACATTTCTTTTACCCTATCACCAGCGTCATTCGATATTATCAGAGTTAAACTTTATTGATACTGTTCGTTCTTTTAATGATGACAGCGATAGTGCTATTGAATTACTAAAAGATCTTACAAATTATCAACATGATAATAATACATATATCTTTTGTAATGGAGGAGACAGAACATCTGACAATATACCAGAGATAGGTGAAGTAGAGAATGTTATCTTTGCTTTTAATATAGGAGGAGAAAAGACTTCTTCTTCAAGTGATTACTTAGATGCTTATTTCAACAACAGAAATATTGAAGAAAGGATTATAAATTTAAACATGAAACATATTCAACCAGATTTAGAAACACAAATATACAAGAACAATATCAAAGACTTACAAGGACAACTACAGGAGTCTTATAAAAGGATAGCAGAACTACAGGAAATGCTTACTGATTTTACAAAAGGAATGCCTGATGGCTTACCAATTATCACCAAGAAAAATAAAAAAGATTAAAAGATATTGTGATGCAGTGTATGATAGTAACAGAAAGTTTAAAGTAAGAGATAATATACTAGATACTAACAGAACCGGAAAGGAAATTAACCTTCAAGGTTTGGGTGCTGAGATCTGGTTCAAAGAAAAGTATGACATACCTTATACTTTGTTTGAGGATGAAGAGAATTTTATTCCAAGAACATACAAGAAAGATATAGATTGTATCTCTAAGAATGGTTTAAAACTAGAACTCAAACAAACAGTATACCCTAAAGGATGTTTCTTTATAGCTGCCATAGATCATTGGCATAAACCTCGTAAACTTATATCCGATATGTACGTATTGATTGTTGGATCTTTCCCCCTTTATAAAAAAGATTTATTTATCAGTAAGTTAGACCTAGTAGATAAATATATAGATCGTAATACAAATAAATTATGTCCTACTATCCATCCTAAGATTGGTAAAGCAGGATATCATATGGAACAAGACGAGATGTACAATTCTTTTGAAGAGGCTTTAGAAACCGATGGAAGAAGAACAACAACCCCCACTAGAGACACATCAACCATGTCCTGATTGTGGCAGTAGTGATGCCCTTTCTATCTACGAGAATAATACTTATTGTTTTAGTTGTAATCAATGGAAACCTATCATTGAAAAAGGAATGAACTCTATGTCTGCTGTACATAAAACTAAATCTCCTCTTACCTCTTCAGATAGACTGTCTTTCAAAGCTATCAAAGATAGGCAGATAGAACTGGATACGTGTAAAAAATATAATGTCAAGACAGGACAGATTAACAACAAAGATGTACACGTTTACCCTTACTATGGTAAAGACGGAAGCCATGTTATAAATAAGATAAGGATTGTAGACGAAAAGAAATTCTATTCGGAAGGACAACGTGGTAGTGAGACTACTCTATTCGGACAAAATCTTTTCTCTCAAGGCGGTAAGTTTATTACTGTCTGTGAAGGAGAACTTGATTGTCTTTCTGCTTACCAGATGCTTGGCAGTAAATGGCCTGTTGTTAGTATTAGGAATGGTGCTGCTTCTGGTATGTCTGAGATTAAACGTAACCTAGATTTTCTTAATACATATAAAAACGTAGTTCTTTGTTTCGATGCTGATGTCTATGGACAGAAGGCAGTCAAACAAATAGCTAATCTTCTTGAGCCGGGACATTGTAAGATAATGTCTCTTAACAAGAAGGATGCTAACGATTACCTTATGGAAGGTAAGAGTAAGGAATTTGTTAATGACTTCTGGAATGCCCGTATCTTTACACCAGAAGGAATTGTCTGTGGTCCTGAACTAAGAGAGAAACTTCTTTCAGAAGAAACAATTCAAAGTCTTCCCTATCCTTGGGATGGATTAAACGCTATCACCTATGGCATGAGAAAGAATGAACTTGTTCTTGTTACTGCTGGATCAGGTATAGGTAAGTCTAGTGTAATGAGAGAACTTATTCATTATATTATCTCTAGCACAGAAGAGAAGGTGGGTTGCTTATTCCTTGAAGAAAGTGTTAAGCAGTCAGGACTTGGATTGTTATCGGTTCAAGCTTCTAAAAGATTTCATATTACTTCTGAAGCTGATAGAGATTGGACGATAGACGATAAGATAAAAGCTCTGGATGAACTACGTAATCTGGAACAGATTGTCTTTTGGAATCACTTCGGTAGCTCTACCTTGGACAATCTCTTAACCCGTGTACGTTATATGGTTAAGGGATTGGATTGCCAGTATATAATCCTTGACCACATATCGATGGTGATATATGAAACAACCAATGAACGTAAAGCTATTGATGACATCATGGTTAAGCTACGTACCTTGGTACAAGAGTTAGGAATTCATTTGATTGTAGTCTCCCATCTTAGCCGACCTCAAGGTACAGGCCATGAAGAAGGAGCTAACATCTCTTTGAACCAGCTTAGAGGCAGTCATAGCCTAGCCCAGCTTCCTGATATGATCCTGGCTCTTGAAAGAAATACTCAAGCTGTCAATGAAGAGGAGAGAAATAGAACTTGCGTTAGAGTTCTAAAGAATAGATTCTCTGGTGAGAGTGGTCCTGCTGCTCTTCTTCAATGGACAAAACAAACTGGAAGGCTTACGGAAATTCCCTTTAATCTTAACAACGATGATAGTGATGAGGATGAAGAGGATGAGTTTACCGATGACAGAGACTTCAGCTAAAGAAGTTATCATCGATATAGAAACAGATGGATTACTTGATACAGTTTCAAAAATATATTGTATAGTTTGTAAGGATGTTATTAGTGGAAGGGTTACTAAGTATACATCTACTGATGACTTTTTAAACGGCCCATATACAGGTGATACTATATTAATAGGTCATAATATACTAAGCTATGATCTACCTGTGTTTGCTAAACTTTTAGGATATAAACATTCAGTATCTAAATGTATTGATACTCTTATCTTATCTCAATTGTTTAATCCTATACTTGATGGTGGTCATAGTTTAGCTTCTTGGGGAGAGCGTCTTAAATTTCCTAAGAAACAATCTCCTTCCTTTGATAGATATACACCACAATTATTAGAGTATTGTGTTAATGATGTAGAGTTAACGTATAAACTTTTTAAATATTTAACAGAAGATGACGATGTTAAATTTTCAAAAGGAAGTATAAAGAGAGAACATTACTTTAGATATATTATAAACCAACAGGAACATCATGGATTTTATTTAGATCTTCCCTATACTACTACCTTCTTAGCAGAACTAACTGATAAATGTATTGCTATAGAACATGAACTTCAAAAGATCTTTCCTCCTACTGTTGTAGAATTAAAAACAAAAACAAAATACATTCCCTTTAACCCTGCTTCACGTAAGCAGATAGCTGAACGCCTTATGTTAAAGGGATGGAAGCCAGAACTTCTAACACAAAAGGGAAACATAATAGTTAACGAAGATGTGTTAGCAGATATAAAAGATATACCTGAATCAGAATCTATTCTTGAATATCTTTTATTACAGAAACGTGCTTCTCAAATTAAGTCATGGATTAAATTTTGTGATCCTAATACATCCAGAGTATATGGTAAGGTAAAGACTCTTGGTACAATATCCACTAGATGTAGTCATCTTAATCCTAACGTAGCTCAAACACCTTCAGTACATTCTCCTTATGGTAACGAATGTAGAACCTGTTGGACTGTACCAGATGTAGATAAATATAGACTACTTGGTTGTGATGCATCTCAATTAGAACTACGGGTTCTTGCACATTACATGAAGGATAAGAATTATATAGAAGAAATCTTACACGGTGACATCCATAGTGCTAACCAAAGAATGGCTGGATTAAAAACAAGAGATCAAGCAAAGGTATTTATCTATGCTCTTATATACGGAGCCGGTGCTAAAAAGATAGGGAAGATTATGAACAAGTCTCCAAGAGAAGGACAACGTATTAAAAATAAATTCCTTGAGAATGTACCAGCCCTTGACACTCTCTTACAAAAGGTTCATAATACAGCAGATCATTCCGGTATAATCAGAGGATTAGATGGTCGATACTTTCAAGTCAGAAGTTTACATAGCTCTCTCAATGTTTTAATCCAAGGAGGAGGAGCTATTATTTGTAAAGAATGGTTAATCCAGATAATGAAGGAGATACAACAAAAGAATATTAAAGCAAAACCAGTAGCAAATATACACGATGAGATTCAATTTGAAGTCAACAAGGAGGAAGCGGAAACGCTGGGAAAGATTACGAAACAGGCTATGAAACGGGTCGAGGAAATTTTAAAACTTGACTGCCCCCTCGACTCAGAGTATAAGATCGGAAGAACGTGGGCGTTGACCCACTGATACAATTTACTTAAACTTGAAAAAGGAACTACTAACAATGCCTGTAATAAATGGTAAATCTTTTTGGGCTAAACTTAATCAAGCTCAAAATCCTTTTGATCCCGATAAGCCCCGTTGGTCTATCGATGTGGCGTTGGATAAGAAGGGTGTTAAGCAGATGGAAGGTGAAGGCTGTACCATCAAGAATAAGGATGATGATCGTGGTGACTTTGTAACCATATATAAAGATCAATTCCTTACTGATGGAACGGAGCTTCCTAAACCTCGCGTAATGGATTCTCAAAAGAATCTTATCAACGGTACTTTGATTGGTAATGGTTCTCTTGTGAATGTCTCTTACAAGCCACGCAGTTGGACAGTTGGTAATCGTAAGGGAGTACGTCCTGTTCTTAGGGATGTACAGGTTATGCAGCTTGTCGAGTATACTCCACCCGATGAGTTCGATGTCGAGAATACAGGGTATGTGTATACTACACCCGATGACATTCCCTTTAAAGATAACACAATAGAATCTAAAGACCTTGAACTATCTACTGATTTTGAATAGATAGTTCGATTGATAGATCAGGGGTATCCTACTCATGAGTAAACTTCATAATTTAGTTTCCGATATCTCTAACCTTTTCCTTGATTGTCAACCTCCCACGGAAGCTGATATGCAAAAGTTTCTCAAGGATATCTCTGATTCTATCTATCAATCTTTTGAATCTAGAAAGCCTTCTAAAAATTCTATAAGATTTTCTAATGTAGGTAGACCTGCCAGACAGTTATGGTATTCAAGTAAGATGCCGGAACGAGCAGAGGAACTACACCTTCCTACCAGAATTAAATTCCTTTATGGTCATCTTATTGAGCATCTACTTTTACTGTTAATTAAATCAGCAGGGTATAAAGTAACTGATCAACAATCAAAGAAAGAAGTAGATGGTATCGTTGGTCATATGGATGCTAAAATTAATGGAGTAGTAGTCGATATAAAGACAGCTTCACAACATGGCTATGATAAGTTTGTTAAAGGAACAATCTTTGAAGACGATCCCTTTGGATATATAGCACAGATATCAGGTTATGCTGATGAGGATGAAGAAGCTGCGTTTATTATTTTAAATAAAGTAACAGGTCAAGTCCATGTTGCTGATATCCATTCGATGGAGAGGATTGATTTTAAAAAGAAAGTAAAAGAAGTTAAGAAGATTCTAAAAAATGATACTCCTCCTGAGAGATGTTATGCAGATGTACCTGATGGTAAGAGTGGTAACAGAAAATTAGCTGCTGGTTGTGCTTACTGTGACTTCAAGGTTGAATGCTGGAAAGATGCTAATGATGGAGTAGGACTACGCAAATTTAAATATGCTAACGGTTCTCGCTTCTTTACTCACGTAGCTAAACGTCCTCATCCAGAGATCGAAGAGGAAGAGGTTATCTATGTATCGTAGTAATGCAGAAGAACAGTTTGCCATATATCTTACGGATACTAAAATAGATTTCACCTATGAAGAATTTAAAATCTCTTACCAAGTATCTCATAACTATAAACCAGATTTCTTTTTTAAAAAGTATAACTTCTTTGTAGAATACAAGGGCTACTTTAAACCTGCCGATAGAAGGAAACATCTTCTTATCAAACAACAACATCCTAAATTAGATATTAGATTTGTTTTTCAAAATGCTACCAATAAATTAAATAAAAGTTCTAGCACTACATACGCTGCTTGGTGTGATAAGCATGACTTTAAATGGTCACAGACAGAAGTTCCACAACGATGGCTATCAAAACTAAAAAAATAAAAACAACAATCTATACCTATCAACAACATACTCTCTTTGACAGGTTTAATGCGTTTGTTAGTAGTGATTCCTTTACGTCTATATCAACTCAAACAGAGAGTGGAAAGACAGAGCCGCCTAAAAGTCCTGAACGATTATTATTTTTAGCTGTAGTGTACCAAGCTCTGCTTGACGCCACTAAGAAAAAAAATTATTATGATTCCGTTGAGGTTAAGACACACAGAGCAGAATCGATAAGGTGGTTTACTCAAGACTATGGGACAGTTGCTAGAGATTTTGAAGACATATGTTTACTAGCTGGTATTAATCCTGAACAGACAAGAGGATTTGTAAAAAAGATTTTTAAAAAAGAAATTAAATTCAAACGTAAACGGATTAATGTTTTAATCAATTCAACATCTATACGATAGGAGATAAATAATAAAATGTATGGTCCTCAAATTCCAGCGTGTGATGACCTTCACGCTACTAAGTATCGTTTACCTAATGAAAGTTTTGAAGCAGCCGCTAAAAGAAATGCTGCGGCTATGTGTGATGATGATGATCATAGAGAATGTATAAAAGATATCTTTCTAAACCAAAGATTTATGCCAGCCGGTAGAGTTCAATCAGCAATGGGGAGTCCAAGAAATGTTACAGCGTATAATTGTTTTGTATCTGGAACGATTGAAGACAGTATGGAATCTATTATGGAACGAGCTACACAAGCAGCCGAAACCATGCGTAGAGGCGGGGGTATTGGTTATGACTTTAGCCTTATACGGCCTCGTGGTGATCGTATCGTCAGTCTTGATAGTGCTTCTAGTGGCCCCGTTTCTTTTATGCATATCTATGATGCAGTATGTCGGACAATTGTTTCAGCGGGACACAGACGAGGAGCAATGATGGGAGTGGTACGTGTAGACCATCCTGATATTGAGGAGTTTATACGAGCCAAACAGAACGATGATCAGTTAACCAACTTCAATATATCTATCGGAGTAACTGATGAGTTTATGGAATGTGTAGTAAAAGAAAAGGAATTCCTTTTAAGATTTAATGGTAAGGTTTATAAAGAGATAGATGCCGTTTCCCTTTGGGATGAAATCATGAGAGCTAATTGGGATTGGGCAGAGCCAGGAGTTTTATTTATAGATCGTATCAACGCAGACAATCCTCTTTGGTATTGTGAAACGATAGCAGCTACCAATCCTTGTGGTGAGCAACCCCTTCCTCCTTTTGGTGCTTGCTTACTAGGTAGTTTTAATCTGGTTAAATATATTACCTTTCACCCCGGTCCTGGTAATGGGTTTTTCCATCTGGAAAGGTTTAAAGAAGATATCCCTCACGTTGTCAGAGCTATGGATAATGTAGTGGATAGAACTAACTACCCTTTAAAGGAACAAGAGGTTGAAGCTCATAACAAACGGAGGATGGGACTGGGGATAACAGGGTTAGCCAACTGTCTCACTCTTATTGGCCTTAGTTATAATTCTGCTGACGCTATTAAGTTCAGTCGTAAAATCGTAAGGACTTTGTGTTATTCTGCTATCGAAGCCAGTTCAGATTTAGCGGTTGAAAAAGGATCGTTTCCTTTGTATGATAAGGACAAGTATTTAGAGAGTGGGTTTGCTAAGAAACTTCCTTCAGATCTGACTGATAAGATATCCAAGCAAGGTATTCGTAACAGTCACCTGACTAGCATAGCTCCTACAGGAACCATAAGTTTTACGGCAGATAATATTAGTAGTGGTATCGAACCTGTATTCTCTCATGAAATAGATCGTACTCTTATTACGGAAGAAGGACCAATTATAGTTAAGTTGCAAGATTATGTTTATAAGTACTATGATAAATCAGCAGAGGTTACAGAAGATCTAACCATTGATGATCATATTAATATGCAGATAGCTGTCCAACCTTATATCGATAGTGCTGTATCCAAGACGATAAACGTAGGAGATGGTGTTAAGTTTGATGAGTTTAAAAATGTGTATCTACGTGGATGGAAAGGAAAATTAAAAGGAGTGACTACCTTTAGATTAAATGGTAAAAGATATGGCATTCTTAACAAGAGTAGTGAAGGAACAGCTTGCTTCTTTGATCCTAACACTGGCGAAAAGGAATGTGCTTAAAGATGGTAATTGATAGTAGAGTACTTTGGGATAGACTTGTTATGAATGCTATTAACAAGTATGAGTATGATGCTATTGGTTATGATAACTTTCTTTATAGAATGTGTAAGCTTGGTTTTGAAGAAAAAGATATAGAAGATCTAGTCGAGGAGTATGAAGAATGAAGATGCTTACGATAGGATCTACTAACAAAGGTAGGAACTGTTGTCCTCCTTGCGACTACGAAGCAATTGGTAAGCCTATAATTAAGAGAAAAGACAAACTAAATTTTATAAAGTATACCAATGAAATAGGTTATGTGATAGACTATACAACATAGGAGATGATGATGATGATGACACCATATGATGAAGATACAGAAATGCTACAAGATATAGAACTTAGAATTCATAAAACTTTGTATGATATAGGAGAAGAGTATGAAGAAAAATCTTCTTTAGCTATTCCTGCTGTTCTTCTTAAACTTACTCTTCAAATTTATAAAACTCTTATGACTAATGAAGAGGATGTATCTAAAATTGTAATGAGTTCGTTAGCTACTCTGGATGATATTCCTAAACTTGGGGAACAGGAAACTATACATTGAGTGATAATCAATATTATGATAGGGATCATAATTCTATGTACCATGCAGATAGAAGCTGGGGTACGTACAGTATTATGTGGTGCCGACCTGATTGTAAGGTAAAGCATCTTATTGTTAATCCTAAAACTGGTATGAGTTTCCAAAGACATTTCAAACGTCAAGAGCTTTGGTTTATACAGGAAGGAGAGATAGAAGTCAGGTGGTCCTTTAGATCTGAAGCTGATCCAGAAAGGAATTATAATAAAAGACTTTTAAAAA